CTTTATCTCTTGATACCTTTATACGATATTTTAATAGTAATGTACAACAAAAAATGCGCCCGAGAGCGCATTAATTTAATATTGGATAGAAGTGTGATATAAATGTTACAGCTATTCCACAGTAGACGGTTTAGGATATCTAGTCTTTCCTGCATCAAAAATATTATGAATGTTTTTCGATATTGCTTTATTGAATTGATTTTCTGTTTGATTAGCGTATAATCCCTCACTTAGAGCTCGACTAAAACTAGCTGTCATATCTTTACAAATTGAAAGTTTAGCACAAGCTTCTTTTGTAGTATAACCGCCACTTAATCCTACGATTTTTTCCACATTATTATATGAGTGCAATGAGTCGTATGTAGTATGATCATCTGGAATAGTAAGTTTTAAAATACAGCGCCCCCTATAATTTTTTAAATACGTTGCAAGGTATCGGCATAAGTCTTTTTCAATAGATGCCTTGTTAGGATTATTAATTGAAATTTCAGGTTCAATAATTGGCATTAAATTAAAGTTAATATTAATTCTTAGCGCTATTTCAAATTGCTGATCTAAAACCTTTTCAATAGAATATATGTCATGCACAACACTTCTCATTTTTGTACCCGAACATTCTTTTGAAAATGCATATGCACACATTGCGGTATCGTTAAAATCTTTTAAAGTACCATCTTCTTCAAGCCCGCTGTCAATTTTTAAATATGATTTAATTCCTTTTTTCTTTAAAATAGGATTCATGCCTTTGTCGATAGTATCTTTATACAAAATAGCTGCCCAGATTTTATCTGATGTAAAATCTGGAGAATTCACCATTCTTAATCGCATAGAATGTACTAAATCCATTTTGTTGTCTTCAGTGTATTCTTGACCATAGCGTTCTAATACACCGCCTGTACTTCCGCCACTATGATCCATTGCAGCTATAAACTTCATTTAGTTTCTCCCCATTTTTCAAGTCTTTCTTTTTTTCCAAGTTCCCAAGCTTCGTCAAATCCCTCAAATTGATAATCATGGCAATTACACCAAAGTCTTTTAAAATAACTTTTAAATGTAGCATTGACATCATCTCGTGAATAGCCTAAGGGTATTAGCATACCCTTGACTGCCCACATAAATCTATTTGCTTCTTTAATTTCTTCAGAAGTCATATCTTTTGAAGAAGCTTGATAATTTATCATTCATATGTCTCACCGGTTTCTCGAAAAAAGTTCTCAGACCAAAAGGCTTTATCATCGATCCAAATGTCGTAATGTTCTTTTTTACCAACACTCAATTCATGGAATTTAGCACCCCAGTCTGTTAGTTGATCTTTTGTTAAATGATAATAATCGACACCACTTACACATCCGCGTGCTGTCATATATTTAATAGTATGTCCTGCATCATATAAAGCATTCACTTTAGCAATGCGGCTTGGTATTGGTTTATGCAAAGCATAATCTTTTTTGCCATTTTCTTTTAAGACTTCATTGCAAATAGTTCCATCAATATCAATTACATATTTCATTTTTTTCTCCTATTATAATATATAACTAAAATACTTTTAACGTCTTTCATATACTTATAAAAAATAAAAGGAGAGTTTTCTTTAAATTATTTAAGAATAAACAGAATTAAATTGTTGAGTACATCGAATAAAAGTCGTACATTTACTTAATTGTTTAAGATTAGAAGCTCCAGCATACGTGCAAGTACTACGTATTCCACCAAGAATATCTTGAATAGTATTTTTTATTTCGCCACGATACGGTATTAAAACAGTTCTACCTTCACTCGATCTGTAATTTTTAAGACCTCCAAAGTGTTTATTATTTGCAGTATCCGAACTCATACCATAAAATTGTACAAACTGTTTTCTTTCTATTACACATTCACCGTGCAAATCCTCTAACTGATTAGTTTCGTAAAACTTTTCGATTACTTCTCCACCACCTTCATCGTGTCCAGCTAACATCCCACCAAGCATAACGAAGTCGGCTCCTGCAGCGAATGCCTTAGCCACATCTCCAGGACATGTACATCCACCATCAGCAATGATATGGCCTCCAAGACCATGTGCGGCATCAGCACACTCAATAACAGAAGACAACTGAGGATAACCAACACCCGTTTGAATCCGAGTAGTGCAAACACTCCCAGGGCCAATGCCCACTTTAACAATATCGGCTCCATTTAAAATTAACTCCTGTGTTTGATCTGCTGTAACTACATTTCCGGCAATGATTACAATTCTGGGATAAAGGCTTCTAAATTCCTTTATAAAATTACTAAATCTTACGGTATATCCATTAGCAACATCAATACATACATATTTTAATTGATCATCAACTTGCTCGTAAACTGTTCTAAATTTTTCATGATCTCGATCACTAATACCAATACTCATCGCAGTATATTCAGTACGTAAAACATTATCACTATCAAAATAATCTACAAGATCATTAACGCTATAAGTTTTTACTAAACACGTAAAAGCAGATTCAAGTGATAACTTATCTGCCATTTCAAATGTACCAACACCATCCATATTAGCTGCCATAATAGGAATGCCCTCATAATTATATGGTCCAGTACTATTTGGATAATCTGGGCTATAATTTAAAAAAATAAATTTACGTTCTAAATCAACTTCTTTTCTTGATTCAAGCGTGCTTCTTTTGGGACGAATAAGAACGTCTTTATAATCAAGCTTCATATCATCATCAATACGCATTATAGTTCCTCGTCATGAATGTGCAATTGAATAAGAGCATAATGAAGAATTTTCATCAGGTCCTTACGAGCATCTGCACGCGTTCCTTTATTACCATATCTATTAGCATACTTATCGACATTACCCATACAGAATCCTGTACCATGTCCTCGGTCAATAATTACTTCAGTTGATTGAAATTTATTAGTGGAATAATGAGCTCCATAAGTGCTATCAATATATCTTTGAAACTCTTCAATATATTGATTCTCGTTAAATTTATAATCAATAATGTTTTTCATTCAATTTCCTCTAATTCATAATATTCCATTACTTCATTTGTTTGAGATTTTACTATTGCTTCTGCTTTATCCCAATCAGCTTTGTCTAATTCAAACTCTATTATTTTATCTATTCTAACATTTTCGACATCTGGCCAACCAAGACTTTTAAGTGCATATGTTACAGTTTGACCAGCATTATCTAAGATGCCTCTACGAATACATATCATAGCTTTATATCTCATGGCATTGTAAATAAGGCTCTTACGCCGGCGTCTTTATCTGTAGGCTGCCTAGCAAATACTACCCATTTATATGCAAACATCGTTTCTCTTGTGGTACAGAATTCTCTGAAAGATGTGCCTGTCGTATACACATCATCAACTACTAGCCATGGGTGTTTTGGTTCCCATTCAGAATATTTTTGAAGAGCATTTTGTAATTTAACACCGCCACGAGGAATACCAACAACCTTGGAAAATGGCTCTTTTTGATAGTCCATAATCATTGATGCTAAACAATCCCATTCTTTATCAGATATAGCATCCATTTCTATTTTCCATTCCATGGGAATACCAGCGTGAGAAGTAAATTTTTGTCTTTGAAATAAATCCATTATTTGCTCATTCCTTGAGGATCATATTGTTCACCATTATAAGCTGGATATTGATCATCCTCAACTCCAGAATTACAGCCGACTACTACTATCGCTAAAAATATACAAGAGACAATAGTACCTTTTTTCATCCAATACATAAAGCCATCGAATGCTTGTTCAGCTTGTTGTTGTGCTGCATCTTTTATTTCTTTACTCATTAATCTTCCTGCCTATAAAAAATATGTGCGCCCATTTGAGCAATCTTTGTGAAAGCCTTTGCCCAACTAGGATTTACATATGTTGCATGATAATGAGTCGATCCTTCAGTAATACCTCTCCATTTACTAGTCACGTACATTGTAATAGCGTGATTAACAGAGCGTTCCCATGCTTCAGCATTTTGTGGCTCATCAGCTTTACCGTCACAATACCAACTAAATTGGCATTTATTTAATAAAGGCTCACCCCTATCGTTTAAATAAGATTGGTGTACAACCTCACACGGAGTGTCTGGATATTTTTCGTGTTTAACTCTATTTAATACAACATCGGTAACAGCCATGGCATCTATTAGAGATGACGCCATGGTTTCATAGTATATATTTGTAGCTAAGCATTGCACCTGCCTAGCTTCTTCTTCTTGCGCTACTCGAATAGCTTCTTGTTCAATTGCTAATTCATTAGCCATTTCTTCCGCAAGTAATTGTACTTCCTCTTTTTTCTCAGTAGCTACTTTTGTACCTTCATAAGCAGCATAACCGATAATACCGCAAACCACGGCATTACCTAACATTATTGCTAT